TCGATTACAAAACATTCTGTCAATGGTAGAATACACGCAGACATAAATCAAATACGATCAGATCAAGGCGGAACGGTGACGGGTAGATTCTCTATGAGTAATCCAAACTTACAGCAAATTCCAGCGAGGCATCCGGAACTCGGACCGATGATTAGATCTATTTTTATTCCAGAAGAAAAAACGGTTTGGGGATCGTTTGACTACTCACAACAAGAACCTAGAATTTTAGTTCACTATGCAAAACTTCAAAACTTAAATGGTGTTGATGAAATTGTAGACGCATACAATGCAGGGGATGCAGACTTCCACCAGGTAGTTGCAGATATGGCAGGTATTGAACGTAAGCAAGCTAAAACTATTAACCTTGGATTAATGTATGGAATGGGTAAAAATAAATTAATGGCTGAACTAGGTTTGATGAAAGAATCTGCAGAAAAATTAATAAAACAATATCACACCAAAGCACCCTTTGTTAAACAGTTAATGGATAATGTATCTCGTAAAGCAAATGATCGAGGTAAGATTAGAACTTTAGGTGGACGTGCGTGTCATTTTGATTTATGGCAACCTGTGCAGTTTGGAGTCTTTAAACCTTTACCCTTAGAGATGGCTAGAAAAGAATACGATGAGCCTTTAAAAAGAGCCTTTACTTATAAAGCATTGAATAAGTTAATTCAAGGTAGTGCAGCAGATATGACTAAGAAATCTATGGTGGCTTTGTATGAAAATGGTATAATACCTCATATTCAAATTCACGATGAAGTAGATATTTCTGTAGAATCTGATAAAAAAGCAGAAGAGATAATCAATATTATGGAATCTGCTGTTGAATTAAAAGTTCCCAATAAAGTTGATTATGAAAAAGGATCTAATTGGGGTGAAATTAAATAATGGCTTATCTAAATGCAGATATACCACCTATTTATTGTAAAGTAAGGAAGGAGTATTTATATGATTTTAAATCACATCAAGGAGAAAGTGAAGAGTGTGTTGTCTTTGGTCTCACAAGTATGGCAGGAGCGGCAACATTATTTCACATTATGTTACCAAACGGCGCAATCTTTTTTCGATTGCCTATCTCTGCGTTTTTCCAAAAATCGTATGACAGACCCGACGTGCCCGATATGCAAGTCGACGAGTTACAATTGTGGAACAGCTTTAGTTATTATCCTAGTGTTCATAGCTTTGGTTATTTAATCTCGCAACGTGGAAAATATTTTGGTAAAGATAAAAAATTTTATTATGGAGAATATTTATTTACAATTGATTGGGCCCATCCGGAAAGTAATATCTTGGATACAGAGCATAGTGAAATCCCTGATCAACATAAGTGTGGTCACGTATTGGCTCTTGATAACGGCAATTATGCAATTCAGCCTAATAATCGTATTCTGTGGAACATTTCTAACTTTACATTTAATAGTGATATTCCAGACTATAACGTCCAAACTACAGAGTGGAACGTTGAAAATAAGAACTGGATTACAGAAGATACTGATAAAATGTTTTATAAAGTAGATGATAAAGAAGATTGATTTTAAGTTTCTCAATCTATAAAATACACACTTAAAATAAAAACTAACAACTCTTAATATTATGATGGTTAGATGTAAAAATTGTGGCCACGGGTGTCACTGCAGCGAAGATAAAATAGATTCAGAACATTACACACCTTTAATGGATTTATGTGAGTGTAAAAAATGTTTACACGAAACTGAAAAAGAAATTGAATACGAGGAATGTTTATCGTGTCAATAATGGAGGGTGCCTATATGGAACCAGATATGAATTACAAGTTCACAGCTATTTTAATTGTAGCTATTTGTTTGTTAGCATTGTTTGGTGGACCTCCTAGATGAGCAGAAAAACTAATACTATGTTAATTGCATTACTTGGTACAATCCTAATGGGACTTGCTACGTGGACATTGGTCACACTTATAGAACTTCAATTAACAGTAACAATGATTCAAACTGATTTGATGAGTATTGACAAGCAATTTGGAAGGGTTTACAATTTCATTGATTCTGTTAGAGATAGGTAATGAAAAAAGACAAAAGTTTAAAATTCAATGTGGAGGTTGTCAAAGGACAATGTCCTACTTGCACAGAACACACAATGTTAGTTAACATCGATAAAGAATATTATAGATGCATTACTTGTGGTACTGACTTAGAACAAAAAGTTAATGGTAAAATTAGCTACATCCCAATTATAAATACATCCCCTAGAGGACAGTACTATCTTCACGACTGGGAAAAGTAGTCAATGGCCAAAGTTAAATTTACACACTTCACACCTCGTGATAAACCTAAAAAACGAGGGCCTCGCCAACATAAGAAAAATTTAAATAAGGCGGAAAAAAGGCAAAAATCTCAAAAGCGTTATAAAGGACAAGGTTAGAATCATTCTAAATTGTCTGCTCGTCCCAAGAAAGGGACGAACAAACAAAAGGTGTGAGAAGAGATCCCCAATTTATATTAAAATTATTTGTTTGACAAGCACTCATTTGTTGGTATAGATTCCCATATATTATTAACAATTAACTAAAGAAAGAAAACCAAATGGCAAACCCAAATAAATTTAAATCAGTATCTGTACCTATTGATACTTATAAAAAATTAAATTTTCTAGCGAATGGAAAATTTTTAGATGCAAACTTAACCATTAGTAAAACTATCGAAGCATTAGCTTCAAGAGCTGCTAAAAAATTAGGATATAAAAATGGAAAAGAAAGTTAAAATAATTTGTGATCATTGTAAAGGTAATGGCTTTTTAAGAATCAATGCATCTTCTTTTACTGAGGTCCATCAATGTCCAACTTGTAATTCACAAGGTGAAGTTGAAGCAGAATTAATGGAGCAACTAATTAATGATGGTGTAGTGGATGACAAAATTAAAATAGAGAAGTTAAAAAATTTATTAAAAGATGTTGAGAAAGCAAGGCTTCAATGAGTGTTGAGCCAACTTCTTATGATAGAAAATTAAATTTTGCTTACGCCGCAGGTTTATTTGACGGCGAAGGTTGTATCACTTACAAAAAATACAAAGAGAAAAAAAGCAGTGGTGTTTATGATTGTTGGAGAATTTCTATGGAAGTTGCAATGACGGATGAAGCAACTGTTAGAATTTTTCACGAGATTGTAGGAGTTGGAACTGTTAACAAAAAACCTAGGAAAAACGGGCATAAAATGCAATGGAGATGGCGTTGTGTTTTTAGAGATGCCTTTAAAACTTGCCTAAATTTTTTTGAATTTTCTCACACTAAATTAGATAAGATCTCTCAAGTCATTAATCATTACACAACTCATAAACCTACTCCGGAAAATATAATCGACTTAGAATATTATAAAATGTTTATGGCTAAAAAAAATAAAAAGGAAATTTATGAAACTAAATAAAAAATATATATACCCAAAAACAATTCGAGAAGCGATTAACGGCAAGCGTCATTATAATATTAATGATGGTAAATATAAATTACCCTCGGTCACAACTATTTTATCTGCTACCCAAGATCCTAAGAAGACCGAATCTTTGGATGCGTGGCGATTAAAAATGGGAGAGGACAATGCAACGCGGATCGTGGAAGAGAGTGCCGCTAGAGGAACTGCTATGCACAAGATATTAGAGAAATATATCCTTGAAGAAGGTTATTTAGATGAAACAGCGGTTGGTAAACAGGCCCATAATATGGCTATACGGGTCATAGAGCAGGGTTTAAGCAACATCTCTGAATATTATGGCACCGAGTGCACATTATACTATCCTGGGCTGTATGCGGGCCAGACAGACCTTGTAGCGTTGCATAAAAATGAGTTAGCTATAGTAGATTTTAAACAAACTAATAAACCTAAAAGAAGAGAATGGATTGAAGATTATTGTATTCAACTTGCAGCTTATGCAATGGCCCATAATTATGTATATAAAACAAATATTGCAAAGGGGGTCGTGATGATGTGTTCTAAAGATAATTATTATCAAGAATTTGTCATTGAAGGTAAAGAGTTTCAAAAATATATGCACAAATTTTTGGAAAAGGTAGATCAATATTATAAACAAATAGAACTTTTAAAAATAGAGGAGAGAAATGGATTATAAAATGAAAAAATTAAATGCATTAGCAAATGCAATTACACACGCCCCTAATTTGGAAATGAAAAAAATTTGGACCGATAAATGGTATCAACTTGTTAAACAATACGCAATGGAGGTGAAATGCGATTAAGAGACTTACAACAAATACTTGGAAAATTTACAGACAATGAGAGAGGTACTATTATTTCTGATTGTCCAATTTATATTGAAACTATGGATGGACATTTAGAAGAAATTAGGAAGGTTGAATTACAACAAAACCAATTAATCAATTCACCCGAACCTGCAAGGATTGTTCTTAAACCAGAAACAATGAAACGATTTAAATCAATTACTTATAAACAAAGTTAAATGACTTCTTGTACAGGAGTGGGGTAGACGCGAGAGTGAAAACCCCAAAAAATTATGAAAAAAGTAATATTGTGTGGTAAAAATATCACACCTAAACAATGGTCTAATTTGATATTAGAGCTGAACTTGATTGTAAAGGCTTGGAAGCCCTATGCGAAATTAGAAATTAGTGGTCAAGGTGTTAAAAAAATTATCAAAAACGGTACTACGATCCGTCAAGATTAGAATCATTCTAAAGTAATTGTGTCTAAAATGTGTCAACAATGTGTTGGTAGTGTGAAGATGTTCGTTTTACGCGGAAATCGGAGCGTGGGCCGTGGTATAGGGGAATTCTGGAGTAAAATTATTTTTTTTAAAAAAAAAAAAACCTCTGGCACACTTGGCACACCCCTATTTTGGCTTAGAAGTGTTGGTATAAGCGAATAATAGTGTGCCAAGGGGTTTGGCACAGCTTGGCACAGTTGTTGGTATTGCTAGCTTTTTTGATTTTTGCTCTGGCACAGTCAAATAAGCATTGGTATACAACACTTTTTACAAATGTACTCTGCGCGCGGAACTTTTTTTTACTTTTTTAAAAAAAAATTGGTCCAAAATTCCCCTATACAGAGAGAATATTCATCAGTATAAGGAGTTATGCCTAAACAAAAAAAGAAATTTATTTCTATGCCTTCCAAGCAACTTGGGAGAGATATATCTAAATACCCATTCGTAGAAATAAGATGGGTTGATATTGAAGGTGATGATGGTTGGAGTACCTTATCATCATTAGACAAAGATAAACTACCTGTGGCTGTCTCTAAAGGGTATTTATTAAGCCAGAAAAAAGGTGTCACTAGAATTTTTAGAGATTATATTGAAAGCAAAGAAGGTAAAACTTTTGAAGATATAGGTAGCACTGTTATAATTCCTACATCTGTGATAGTATCTATAAAAAAACTTAATTTAAATTAATGAAAAATAAAAAATTTAGTTACGACGGAAGGTCTAGACCTACCAATGATTTATATAGTCAAAATTATGACAGAATATTTAATCCAACATTAACTAAAAATATGCCCAATGTTAAATGGGATCAAATTCCACCAGTCAAGGGGCCAAACTCACAAGGAATAGCAAATGAAAATGTATCAAGTAAAAATAAATTGGTTAAGTCTATTAAAAAAGTTTCCAAATAAATTCTGGAGTAAACTTAATCTTGAATTGAATCATTATCAGGGATTGACTCTTTTATTAATCCTTCTGATTCTTGTTCTGGGGTAATATTAATTAAAGTTTTATGATCATCTAAGATTTGTTTCATTTTAGATTCTAATTCTTTCTCTGACATATTATCTAAATTACCAGATAAGACTAATTTTTGATCAACATATAATCCACCTGCTTTACCTCTTGCAATTTCTGCGTTGATTGCAGCTGACCAAGCACCTTTAAGTCTAGCATCTTCTCTTAATTTTGCTAGTTCACCTAAATGTTTTTCAAATGTGATACCATATTTCTCTTGAACCTCTGCTCTAAGTTCACCTATATATTTTACAACCAATGGTGAGTATTTAGGATTACGTAGCTCGCTCGCAGCCTGACGCGCTCGCGTTTTATATCCTGCTTCATATGCACATTCTGCAGGTGAAAGTCTACCTTCATTATAGACCAATAATTCTGCGAATTTAATTTGTTTTTCAGTAAGTTTTGCGGGTACACCCATAATGCTTGACATATACCGTACATTGGCGTATAAATCAACCTAAATTAGGGGGTGGCTTACGATGTGCCTTGCTTCGCAATTGGTACTGATACTGACCCCCTTTTTACTTCATCAAACCTTCTTATTTT